ATCTTTTACGACATATTGTATATGGATCGGTTTTAATTTTATTATTAAACTCTTTCCATATATTAGAATTAATTATTTCTTTTATGCTATTTTTATTTAGTGTTAGTGTAGGATCATATAATTCTTTTACTTCTTCTTTATGAGAATCTAACCAACAACAAGGTAGTATGTGACCTCCAGCTGCATAATACATTGGAGTTGTTTTATTTAAACATCTTGGAACAACTTCGCTTGTTAAATTATAATTTAATTTAATATTATTACCATCAACGTCTGTATTAGTTTCTAGTAATTGTAATCTTATACCATTATCTTTTGCTAGTTTGTATGCGTCTAATTGTGTGTCTTCATTATAATCAAAAATAATATATTGCCATTCAACATCCAATCCTTTTTTGTGTGCCATCAACATCATATCAAATAACTTTTGACCATCTTGATTTATTCTGTATTTGTGACTATCTTTAGGTAGACCATCTATTCCAAACTTCCATTGTGCTTTGGGATTGGCGTCAAACGCTTTTTCATACCATTCTTTTTTCTTATGACTTGCGGCTGTGTGAACTATTGCTAACTTATTTCTTTCGTAACAGATTTTTAGAAAGTCTATAAATTGTGTGTGAAATATTGGATCTGATTGACCACCACAGAACATAATCTTATCATACTCATCAAGAACTTTTAGGAACTCATCCATGCACATTTCTTGTTTGACGATAGTATAATCTTCGTCTTGTCTATTACAACCTTTACATTGTAATGTACATCTATAAGTAATATCTAAGTTTATCTCTTTACTACAATCTAACATAACAAAAAAAATGTTTAGTTATTAAACGTTTTCGTCTTCACCAGATTCAGAATCAAAAGATTTTGCGTCTTGGAAGAAACTAGTTGTTTCATTAAAACCAAAATCATCTGAGTCAACATCAGCTGCGGTTGCAGTTGAAGGTGATGGTGTAACTGTATACCTTTGTTCTCTTGCTGGAGCATTAACAGGTAAATCTGTATATTGATCCACTTGAACTTGTTTAATAACTTTATCAGAAGTAACAGGACCATACAAGTAAAATTTACAAGTAAAGTTTAATGTATAGATAATTGCTCTTCTTTCGTTAAAGTCACCTCTGTAACTATCTTCGTAATTAATTGAATTAAGAATAATAGGTACATCCCTTTTTATTCCCATATCTGACATATCGTTTATTGTTACTGTATAATCAGGTTGGAAATAAGGAACTATCTGCTCAATAATTTGTAGAGCGTCATCCGACTGTTTTGCCATTGCATATAATTCAAAATCTAAATTATATGGTACAGGCATAAATTGACTATCAACTTGTTTAGTTGTAGCATTTTTAGTCTTCTTAAATTTTTGTACTCTATTTAATTTTCTAGCAGGATCATATGCTAAGTTTTGTATTTCAAATCCTAAACGTGGCAAAGTAATTGCAACTTTAGAATCTAAACTTGCGTCTTGATCTAATCGTCTAATAAATTTTTGTTGTGGGCCATATGCCAACGGCACTTTCATTTTTTGTACAACATTACCATTGTTATCTTTTCTAACTAGATGAATGTTATTAAATATTGTACCGAATGTCACAACCATTCTTCTAATTGTTTCGTGGTAAAATTGTTGTCCTAACATTGTTAACCTTTCTGTCCAGCATCACCAAAAGGATTACTTTCGGTAAAGTCTAGAATTGTGTCGTCTTGTTCTTCAAACAACTCGTTTTGAGCTGTCTTATCAGTTGACATATCTCCTATTATATATGTCTCTTGTAATATATAACTATCCACTCCACTATCAGCAGGATTTTCAAGAAGTATGTTTGTGCCGATAGATCTTTCGTCATCTTCGTGAACTAGTGTGTCGTTATCTTCCATTAGTACTGAGTCTGTATATGTTCCATTTGTAAAGAACTCTAACGCAATACTTTCATTGTAAGCAGAAGTTGCTTCTAAAGTAAATTGGTGTCCTAAACTATCACTTGTTAATGCGTCTTCAATTGCGTCAACATCTGTAACACCAGTATCTAAAACTTCGCTTGAATATTCAAACTGTTTACATCTTAATTTATAAACAGGATTATTATCTAATTGATGAAATGGTTCATCATGATCTACAAAAGATACTTCAAATAATTTTTTTAATACAGGGTGAAATACTAAATCACCTTCTTTAGGTCTACTTGCATATGTACTTAAAGTCGCTTCTTCTGATCTAATATATCCACTATCAAAAGTTGCATACTGTATTCTAGTAGTGCCTTGTTTATCTTTTAAAGTACCAGACTCTAATAAGATAGAGCCTGAAGTTGTATCTGTACCTGACTCTAAATCTATTTGATGAACAACGTCATCAAATCTTGTCCTATGTACAACAAAGGTTATTTCGTTTCTATTTTCTAAACCAAATTGTTGAATTAATTCTTTCTCTCCTTGATATCCACCTTCAGCATCTTCAACATACATTTCTATTGTTTGTTGTTTACTGTAAGTTGATAAGGAGTCTTCACCAAAGATATCATCTTTAGCGGCTAACGTTCTGTCAATATAGTTTACATCATGACCATGAATCTGTATTGCTTCTTTTACAAGATCTGCATATAGATTTTGTTCACTAGTCGTTGCCGCAAGACCAGAAGTTTTGAATAAACTATTAGTCGCCATCTTTAACCTTTCATAATCATATCAGGGTACTGATGGTTGTCAATAAATTGTTCTATCTTTTCTTGTTCTTCTACAGCTTGTTGGTATATTTGTTCACCATTCATAGTTACTCCGCCTAGTAATTGAACGTTTTGAAATTTACTTAAATTAGCACCCCATTGTTTTTTAATTAATGCAGTTGCATATCTTTTTAAATACATGTTGTTGTAAACATCTGTAGAAACATCTGGGTCTATTTTTCTGTAACACTCTATAATTAAGTAATCGTTTTCAGATACATCGCCATCCCAATCCATATCAAGATATAATCTTCTTTGATGTTCAGAAAATCTTATTGGTACTTCACCTACTAATAAGTGTGATAGATAATCTAGGTGTTGCATTGTCATTTCGTAATGTATCATGGAAGTTGATGAGAAATCATAAAGATCATTTAATCTCATTTGATATTTAATATCAAACATATTGTTTGTAGCCGCATTATCAAAAGCAAATATATTAGATACAGTTAATACAGTTGAAGGCATTGGTATATAATTTTTACCTTCTTCAAAAGATGCTGTTACTGAACTATCTGCTTCGTCTGTCGCAGTTGTAGTTGCATTTGATTTTGCTCTAGTTATATCATCAGCTGTGATCTTATATTTAAGATACATCTTTTGATAGTTATCAAAATGATAATGTGAAAAGTATTGAATTGCTTCGTCTATTCTATCATCTACTTGATCGTCTGTAACATTAATATCAATTGCTCCAAAACCGAGTGATCTTAGACAATAATCCTTGAATGTAGTCTTTGAATTTGGTGTTGCCATTTAACTTCCTTTTTAAGTATTTATCTAAATCTTGTTTTGCCGTCCACCCTAATTTAGAGAGTTCAGCGATATCAGCAGTATTATCTGCCATTTCCGATACATCACCATCCTTGACAGGAACGTCAAATCCATATTTTTTTACAAGATCAGATATTTTAACACCCTTTCCCGTACCAACTTGATAGACTAATTTATTTAATCTTTCAAAGTTGTCCATATTAAGAAATAATTTAATCGCATTAACAACATCATCAACATGAACAAAATCTCTTATATGATTAGTGCAGTATTGTAATTGACCACTTAGTAACTTAGGTAATAACATACTACCCCTTGCACCGTCACCATACACATTTGAAAATCTTAGTCCTACAGATCTACCATAAACTCTTGACATGTCTTCCATAACTTTTTTAGAAGTGCCATATGGCGACTTCCACCATTCTTTGACAGTTGAAGAGGAGGCATAAACTACAGGCACTTTATATTTGGCCGCAAGTCTGAATAGATTGACAGAATAACTTACATTAGTTTCATACCACTTGTTAGGATCTCTCATACTTGCCCTAACATCTGCAAGTGCAGCCAAGTGTACTATTCTATCAACGTTTAATATAATATTTTCATTTATATCTCTAATATTATATCTGTCGTTTTCGTTATTAATATCAATTCCTAAGA